TTAGAGCTCTACGCATCTAAATTCTGGAAATCAAGAGGTGTTAAACCTTTTGAACCAGTAGAAGATGCCTTTCCCGCATATGCAACGACCAAAGCAGGAGCCTCAGGGCCCTCTGCTATGGGGTTAACATCACTGAAAGATATTATCGCTCTAGAGAGAGAAGATATTCTTCCGAGAATATCTTCCTTTTCATCAAAAGTTTACGTTGACTCATCGAGTTTAACGAAAATGATTGAAGACTCTCTACTCAATGCCAAACAACAATTTCCTGATCCTTCAGGAATTGTGTCCATCTCCGGCCGACTTCATTTGCTTGCAGAAGGTGGAGGTAAGACTAGGGTAATTTGCATACCCGATGTTTGGACGCAATCTGTTTTAAAACCGATCCATAAGTATTTAATGGATCATGTTTTAAAGAAGATGCCATGTGACGGATCCTTTGGACATGAAGTCCTTGGGAATAAGGTGAAGAAATTCACCAAACGTCGTGGTCTATTCTGTTTTGACCTTACGGCCGCAACAGATAGATTTCCACTTGAAATCCAGAAAGCGGTTCTAAAACCTCTTCTTGGAGATCTGGTACATGATTGGGCCGATCTACTTGTGAATCGTGAATTCACATTTAGATCAGAAGCGAAAAGGTATGCAGTAGGACAACCCATGGGATTATTAACCTCATGGGCTGCCTTTTCTGCAGCCCACCACGTTATCATCAATTTTTGTAAGATGGATAAATCCTTCTATGCAATCATTGGTGATGATGTGGCTATATCTTCAGTGGAAGGCGCTAGAAAGTATCGGCACCTGATGTCAGAACTAGGAGTAAGTATAAATGACTCAAAGTCACTTATTCCTAGTAATGATATGAAGGTGGCAGAGATAGCCAAAAGACTATTTCTCAACGGAGAAGAGATCTCCCCGATACCGCCTAGAGTACTTTTGGAATCGACCAAATCCTTGGAAGGATTGATCGAATTTCTTCAAGTACTTGCAAACCGTACTGGACAGTTCAGATCTTTATCTGAGCTTGAACATAACGGAATCATTGATCTTATTACTAGTAATAAAGATTATGATACCGATAAGTTCCAGGTAATTTTAACGTGTCCCCTGAAGGACTACAACCCTTTAGGGCCATACTCCGACCTGGTGGCTCCTTTACTAGAAAGGATTACCTCTAGGTGGAACACCTCAATTGCAACCCAAACGTATTTGGGTGAGATTGAGCGCTTCATTGGAGAAGAAGCGGCTAAGATTACCGCCCTCTCTCCCATAAGCCTTGAGGCTATGGGAAT